CGACTTACCTGAGGCAGTCGGTGACAGCAGTAGTGACCTAGCACCCTGAATCCCTTTACGAACAGCTTGCACCTGATAGTCGCGGATCTCGATTGGTTTACCGCCAGAGTGCAGGTTCAAATCTTTAGCAAATTTTTCGATATATTGTGTAGATACGATATCACCCATAGATTCTACACGATTGTCAACTTTGTATTCGAGCTGACCAGCGAAGTCTTCGAGATACTTGATCAATCCTACAGGAAGTTCTTTGTTGAACATGTTGAAGAGACGTGCCTTACCATCCCACATGCGTGACCTGTATGCAGGCATAAACCTAGCACCAGGAACTTCGAAGGTAAAGAAGTCATTTAATTCTTGAAGAATTCCTGTGTCACATTCAACGCTGAGGTTTACAGCATCTTTGTATGTGACAGTTATATCGCTCATTACATAAGACCGTTTGTAAATTTAGTCCACTCGATACCGTTCTTGATATCCCACGTCCTACTATTTAGTGCGCGCATGACACGCTCTAGAAAGTCGCATACTGTTCGAACATATTCGACTTTATCCATCTGCTCTTGTAAATCTTGATCAGATTCAACCATTTCTTGCATATCTTGCTTCAACGGTTTATTACCAAGCCATTGTTCCCAGCCGAGTGCATCGAGTTCTTGTTTTGATAGTTCTCCTCTCCAGTATTGCTGCTTAATGCGTCGCAGCCTGAAAAATGCAGCTTCAGATTTACGCAGCTGCAGCTTGAAGTTGGAGAGGTGGTTAAGGTATTTTGAGTGGAGCTCTGCAGTTTTAATTGTTTCTTTACCGAGTTCAAGCTCGTTAATCTTACAATCTACTGCCCACTCATCTTGGAGTTCTTTGAGAGTAATCATTATTTAATTATATAGTATGTTTGACGAAAAGTCAAATGTTTTCAATTTTAAATGTGCGATATCTAAAGCCAGCGATGCCTGTAAAGTAATCGGCAGCACCTTGCTGAATATCAAAGTCAAGACCTTCGAGGCTCGTAGGGAAAGCGTCGATAAATGTAATTTTGATATTGGGGTTGTTGTTAGAGTCAAGAACGAACAGCGTTGCGTCACTTACAGCAGCTGTAGATTCTTTGGCATCTTTACGAGTTAGAGGTGAGCGATATGCCTGACCCTCGATATAGTTCGTGTATTGCTCATGATTTTCTGGGAATGCCAAACCTGTCATCCAGTTATACAGCTCGATGTAATTAGCCATATCTTCCTGAATGAGGAACCGAATAATCAGTTCACTAAATTGCATCTTGTCACCAGGGAAAGGGATGTTTGACAGTGGCGTTTGTAATTCAGGTGTGCCATATGAGATCTGCGGAATGTTCGCAGCTTGACAGAAGAAAGATACGTTCGGAATGTTCGCGATTTGAAAGCGGAAACCATTCGGGCGCAGAAAGTCTAGCTCACTAGGATTACCAGCTGCGAAAGTGCCTTCTTCTACATTTGTAATAGGATTATATGCCATACAACTATTTATAAGCACAAAAAAGGGGCGATCCGAAGACCGCCCCGATTAAGTGGTTGGTTAGCCCAACTCTTATTATTACATCAGGTTCGTAACTTTTACTGAACGATAGTATTGGTTACGGTCAGCTGTAAAGGTATCGGCGTCAACTGTGCCATCCGACTGCGTAACATATGGGTTAGCAATCATGCCATAGCGGGTTTTGAAACCAACTTTTGGCTGGAAGTCAGTTGGGTCGATCGCGCGGACTTGCTGCAGTGGAACGTATGGGCAGTAGAAGATACCAGCGTCATATGCGCTTGTGCCTTTATAGCCAACAACGTAGAACTGAGAAGCAGCACCAGTGTTTGCTGAATATGGGTCAACATATACGCGATAACGACCGTTCAGGACGCCAGCGAATGTGTTACCTGTGTCATCGACGTTCAGGTCAGTTGACAGAGCTGGAGCATAGTCCAGAACGCCAGCCATTGACAGAGCAGAAGCTACGTCAGATGAACATACGATGAAGTTACCTTTACCGCGACGGGTGTCTTGAGCGATTACGTTGGCGTCACGTTCGATGTTGAACAGCAGACCTTTGAAACGCTCAACTGACCAACGACCGTTTGAGTCAACGTCAAGGTCGAATGTGCCAGCAGTAGCAGTTGAAGCAGAACCAGTTTTAGCAACTTTGTAGATAGTTCTGATGACTTCACGGTTGATTTCAGCCAGGATCTCTTGAGCCAGAATGTTTGACAGTTCGCTCTCAGCGTCAAGACCGTGGATAGCTTTCAGGTCTTGAGCCAGTTCGATTGTGTATTCTGATTTCAGAGTTCTTGTTTTCGCTGTAACCGTGATTTTGTCAATGCTGAATGTCATTTCAGCTGGGGTTGTCGTTTCGCCAGTGGCGGTAACGATACCCGTGCCAGTTGTGTAAGAACCATCAACTGGGTTAGAACCAGCGTGAGTGCCTGTGCCAGAGAAGTCGGTGTCGGCTTCGTTGAACAGAGCTTCGGTGCCAGTTTTAGAGCTGTAATGCGAACGCATTGCGAAGATCAGACCTGTTGGACCAGTCATTGGCTGAACGCCGCAGACATCATAAGCCATCAGGTTTGGAAGTGCACGACGAACAAGGCTGATCAATACTGGATCATACTTGTCGACGTTACCAGTCAGAGACTCAGTTTCGAAGAGAGCTTGTCTTTCTTCGCGCAGAGCAACTTCTTGGTTTTCCAGAGCCACAGCCGTGATTTGACGACGGTGCGGATCTTTAATTTCTGGAAGTTCTGGGTGGTCCAGGATTGGAGCCCATTTTTCCATTTGTGATTCTGAAAGATACATCTTTCGTCTCCTTGCTTAGTTAGTTATTAACTGTATTATTTATAAATTATTTAAATTTTGCCGATCTAGAAATAGCCTGAGCATAACGACTTACAGGTGTTTCAACATCATCAGAAACCGTAATGGTTTCGTCGTCGATCAGTTTATCCTCATCAGAAGCAGTCTGACCTGGGAAATAGTTTTCCTTGATCACAGACAGTTTTTCAGCATAGTCGCCGTCAAACTCAACGTCTTCTACGAGTTTAGCGAACTTTTCTTGCTCAGTAACTGTCAGGTCAGCTGTGGCTTCTTTAACAGCGGCGGCTTTTTCAAGTTCTTTTTTAGCTTCAACCAGACCAATCTTCTCTTCAGTTGATTCGTCGAGTTTCGACTTGAGTGAGTCAATCTCACCCTGCATTTCGCCCAGAACATCGTATTTCTCATCAGGAATTTCGATGTAATGCTCGGCAAAAACTTCTTTAAGAGAACCGATGAATGATTCTGTGATTTCTGACTTGAGACCTTTCTCGATAGCCAGCTCATTTTCTTTCATCCAGTTTTCGGCAACATAATTCAGGTAAGAGTCAATCTTCTGAACCATTTCCTCTTTGAATGTTTCTTGTGCGATAGATGCTTCGTCAGCAAGTTCTTTTTGGATTTCTTCGACTTCAGCAGTTACACGAGCTGTTACAACAGCTTCAAACAGACCAGCTGCTTTCGTTTTGAAATCTTCAGAAAGATGCTCTTCGTCAGCAAACAGATTTTTGATGTCATCTTCGAAAAGGGTTTCTTCTTCGATAACTTCTTCAACTTCTTCATCTGACTCTTCATCGAGCTCGAGTTCAGCTTCGATTTCTTCGTCAGTAATATCTTCGTCGAGAACTTCCTCATCAGCGACTTCTTCATCTTCACGCATACCTTGTGGAGCGTCTTTGATGCTTACGTCAGCAGAAGTTCCTGGCTTATTGGCTTGACCTTCAGTAGAAGCAGTTTCCGAAGAACCTTGCTTAACTGAATCGGCACCACCAGTGTCGCCTTGAGTTTTATCAGCACCGCGACCTGTGTCACCGCTAACAGCGTTAGCAGAAGCTGCGCCGAGGTTCTCGCCGCCCAGACCATCTGAATTCAGTGCAGTCACAGGTGGGACTTCTGAAGAACCTTGTTGAACAGAGGTTGCTTCACCAGTGTCACCTTGTGAATTGTCAGCTGGACGAGAGCCTGCAGCTTCGTCTAGCTCATTAACTTCTTCAGTCACGACTTCTGGTGTCTTACCTGAAAGAAGTTCTCTAATTTTGCTTTCTACAGCCATTTTTGTCTCCTTAGAGTTCATTTTGATACTTTTATTTATAAAAAATTAAATCTTTGAGAGTTTATCCATGAATGAGCTAAACACATGCATTTTAGCTTCTTCTAGTTCACCCTTTGTGGCAGTTTTAATAACTTCCTGGGCTTGCTCAACTTCGCGACCCTGCCATACACCGTCGACCATGACCCACTCACGTGATTCCATGATACCTTCCACGAATGCATCTGGGGCAGATGGATCAGCTACAATATCAGCAGCTGTAGCCAGCATGAAATCGTCTTGAACTTCACTAATGCCAGCCTTCTCTTTGATAGAGCCTAGTCCTCGAGAGCTAACTCCAAGTTGCGCACCTGCTTCGATAAGGTTAGCTGCAATTTTGCCCATCGGCGTTTCGAGGATTTTAGCTTTACCAATCCAGTTATTACCGTCTTCTCTCAATGAAGTAATCATGTGAGAGACACGATCCAGATTTACTGTTGGACCATCAGGGTGTCCGAGTTCACCCAAGGCTCTGTTCTTAGCAACGTTCTCGTTTACATAACGATCGACTTCTTTAGCCATGACCTCTTTTGGGTAAACACGACCGTTGCGGTTTTTCAGATTAGATTGCAGGAATACGCCTTCGATATACAGCGACTTCTTGCCGTCTTTTTCTTCTGCGATATATTGAATATCTTCGGTTATTTCTTTAATTAATCTCATTAGCCTAGATCTCCATCAGCACCTTGGTGTTGCTGTGAACCATAACCAGATACTTTAGCAAGTTCTACAATAACAGAACCACCATTACCTGATGCGATCACAACTTCAACATCGCTGTCATTTTCATCATCGTCAGAAAAACCATAAAAGTCGAGCTTACCATTCATCTGAAGTTCGTAAAGAATCTTACTATTTCTTTGAACATAAGCACGAGCACCAGATGACAAAGCCCAATGAATAGCTTT